TCATTTGAGAGATGCCGTAAACTCATAATAGGGTCATATTGACTCCACCAGTATAAGTTTTAAGTCATTCCAGGACTCAAAAAAAGTTGGGCTAACTTTGATATTTCGGTAATACCAAAGAATGCGATTAAAAATAACACATCCCAAAGTTTAAGCTTGATAGCAAAAGGAATACCGAATAATCCTCCGATAAACTTAATTGCTAGACCAAACTTGAAGTTTCCCCATAACATGATTTGATAACCAAGCATCAGGAGAAAGTTTCCAAGATATCTTAAGATACTTGCTTTAGACATAAGGGGTTTGCTCCCGACCAGTGCTGTTATAGACCATCCGTGTCTTCTTCATCGCCTCTCACATAACAAGGAACTCTATCTGGATCTAACCATTTCGCATACTCAAAATCTTCAATTGCAGTAGAGCATTGTAGCACATTATCAAAAAGATAAATGTCATTCCAGCGTTTGGTATAATAATTTTGTTTTTGCAAACGATAATCGGGTTTACCGTTTATCTCAAGAATACCTGCTTCAATAAAGCGATATCCTTCGCGCTCTAGAATAACTTTTGTCATGCAACCTCAATGGTTTCAAGATCTTGAGCGACATACTCCATAAGCATTTCGTAATCGTCAAGAGGGTCACCAGAAAATACGACGCCTTCGTTTTCATAAAAGCGACGAACCTTTTTATAAAGTTTCGGACTCTTTACATCAAGGTAGATTTCCCCGTTAGCGGCAAGACGAAGAGTGCTAACATCTTTCTTGAATTTTTGGATCAGAGACATTGTTTTGTTTGTTGACCTAGTTATTATAAGGTGTTTAGACTTGTGTGTCAAGTGTGCCAGTGAAGAAACTGGCAAGTCCGGATATTCAGATTTGAACTGAAATTATTCCTGCTCCCAAAGCAGGTGCCATGACCAAGTTAGGCGATATCCGGTTGTACCGTTATTTATTTCGGTGTATAAACATTATACCTATAATTGGCGGAATAATCAAGCCCCCACCCATAAGTCCTATCCAGATTGAGTTGTGTGCTAATTTTTCTACAAGATGAAACATCAGTATCCTCTCCAGGTCTTAAACTCATAATAAAAATACTGGTCCAAAACTTTATCGTCTAATGGAGCATCATCAGTTCTGTGTGCCCATACCTCACAAAACTCTACAATACGACGGTCGTGTAATGAACTGTGCCCCCACATTCTCACGAATGCTGATGCCGCAAAAGAATATCGTTGCTTAATGTGCGGTTCCATTGCCTTTGTAGTCCTCCGAGTCATAATACCCTCCCCGTGTGCCGAAATAGAGTGTTATTAAAACAAAAGGAATTGATGCGAATAATAATAGTTTTCCCAATAACATTACAAAAATACTCCTGGTTTGTAGTCCACCATCTCCCGAATCTCATCAAGAAATGCTCCATACTCTTTGAATCTTCTATCACCAGCAATAAAGTGTCTTTGCCTTGTCCAGACAGCATCTGCTAAAAGTTTGAGTTCGTACTCTGAAAAATCTTTGAATCGGTCCATGATGTCTCCTAGTGTTGTGGATATGCGTGTGTAAGACCCCAATAGATAAAGTATCCAATCGCACTGAAAAGTAAAATTGCTGATATGAATGTTTTAGTCATTTTCTTCGTCCTCGTAAGTTGAAGGTTCTTCAAATAACTCATTCATTTTTTGTCTTAAAACTATTTCTTGTAATTCTTGTAGGTCTTCTTCTGTAATCGTTATCATTTGTCCTTGAGTAGTTCTTCTATTCTTTTACGCATCGTTGTGCTATCTTGTTTCATATAGTCACGTAAAGAATAACCACGTTGGTTTCTCAATATACAAGTTCCTTGATATAACATTGTTGCGGCAAATACCAACAACAATACAATACCAATTATTTCAGGGTAATGTTGATCCACGGTAATAGGGGTGGTATAACTCCAATCAACCTTAGAAGTCCCTCAGCAAATAAAGCAAGAACCACCCAACCGACGCACATACTAATGATAGAAGCATTGCGGTTGTGTCGTCGTATTGCAGCATCAATCATCTCCTGAACTTCAGCACGACTCACCAATTCATCTTGTGATTCCATCACTTCTCATCTCCAAGAAACTTTGCCAGAGGATCCTTTCTGGTTTTGATGATTTCCACTGCTCTTTTGTAGAACATATTGTCTGTATTGCCAGACTGTTCGAAGGTCTCCTTGATCTTCACCCAGTTATTATAGGTGTGCTGATCCATAGGGTTTAGGTTGAATACTACTAGTTATGCTAGTGAGTATTTCTATCACGTCAAGTTTGTGTTGATACAAAAATATAGATTAAGAAAATCTAAAACTTTGTAATATTTGTAACGGAAGCGACTGGATTCGAACCAGTGGAGGTGTTACCCTCACTTGTTTTCAAGACAAGCGCAATAAACCGGACTCTGCCACGCTTCCAATAAAAGTCCTCAACGGACTTCAAAATCTAAACGTCTTACTTTACGTTGACGCCTTGCTTCTTGCCAGGCAATATCTTCACTTGTGAGAATACCAGACTTTGATTTTGTATGATAAGAGTTTAACATAACAACAGAAGATAAGTCAACTGCTGAAATCTTATCTCCACGAATGGTTGCCATATTTGGACAACCACAAGTCACAGTTTTCGTAGGATGCCCTTCTAACTCCTTACCACAGGAGCGGCATCTGATTCTTAAATTTTCCATTACTCATTACCAGTTTATTCTAATACAGATCTAAGCATCCAATGGAATTTACCATGTGTTTCCATCAGAGTTTGAACAAGATTTGAAGTCGCAAATTGCTTTTGTTTATCCGCTTCTTCAGAAACTTCAGCAAATAATTCAACGATTTTTTTATTATCGTCTCTTAACTGCTTGACCATTTCTTTGGCATCAATATCTTGAGCACTATTTGATGCCTGATCAATATGTGATACTTCAGTAATCCTAGAAAGAGTACTTACAGGTTTCATCTCCAAGTATCTCATATGTTCGGTGAGAGTATCAATCTCTTCAAACATCGTTTCATACTGTCCACCAAAAAGAGTATGTAGTTGCTGAAAGTCAGGTCCCACTACATCCCAGTGATAAATCCAAGTTTTTTGGAAAAGAACAAAAAGAGATGCTTGAGCATCACTCAAGAGTTTAAAGAGTTTTTCCATTATACCATTTTTTTAGGTATTTATAAAGTGGACATTACAGTATGTTTGGGATGTTTACACCCTCTTGAATATCTTCCATTTCCAATATTTTTTGATCCAAAAGTTTCAGTTAATGAATGGCAGTTTGGACACAAAACTCTAAGATTACTTGAATTGTGATTAAATGGGTCACCATCAATATGGTCTATGTGAAGTGGAACTTTTCCAGTATTGGGATTAATTTCCGACCAACCACATTTGGAACACTTATTATTAGATTGTTCTATCAAATAATTTCTAACATATTGTGATAGTTGAAATCCATTTCCACCTAATTCTTTACCATTCAACCATCCAGATATATATTCTTTACTTCTATAATCAGAAGAACATCTACAAGAGCAATATTTTCCAGATTTATTTGCTGGATTATATTTAAATTGCTTATTACAATTCAAACAATTTGAAATCGCCATAGTAGTGTAGGGTATTTTTTATTATTTATACAACTCTACATTAAAATTTAAAATGGGCAATCGCAGATTCGAACTGCGGACTTTCTGAATGTAAATCAGACACTCTAACCGCTGAGTTAATCGCCCGTAAAATCAATGATTATTCATAAGGTATTCTACAGTATTTGCTACATCATTCATAGCATCACGAAGATTTTCTCTTTGACCCGACTCTTGTCTAACCACTGGTCTATGGTCATCAGTCAAAGTCCAACGCCACTGATTCATATCTACACAATGCCAAAGATTAATTTTCATTCTTAAAATACTCCAGTTCTATCCATTTGAGAAGGGTATTATAAGAGTAGATTGCTGCTTCATTGCAGTTATTCTTTTGCATATCTTGGATATAAAACTCAAGTGCTTCAATGACCATTTGACGGTCCATTTGGGAAATAAGAGACATAAAACTCCTAACTCATTGATTATGATACTGAAAAGGGGGTTGGTTGTCAACCCCCTAATTAGACCGATTTATTCAGATATCAGAACTTGAATCCAAGACCAGTGGTAAACACGGGCGAGTAAGTTCCATTGGTAGCACCATAGCTATTAGCAGCATTGGTGGTAGGGAACTTCAGGTCAGCAAAACCAACCAGCGAGTTGGTCAAACGACCTTCAACACCCAGAGCAAGCACGAATTGACCACGATTACCAACGGCAGACTGATAGTTAGCATCAGTGTTATTCACGAAAGGAATCTGATAACCAACACCAGTGTAGACGTTG